CTATTGCCGAACAACAGAAAAAAGAAGGGAAAAGCGGCATCTCAAACCCAAGTGAGGCGGCGGTAATGCATGCGGAAAATGCACTTGACAAGGCGGCGGCTTATTGGCTTGATCTAGAAGCTGTCGAAAACACAATTCTTCACATTGAGAGGACTGATGCCGGAAACTTAATAATGCAAGCGCTGAAAACTGTATATATGGCAGAGCCTCATAAAAAGCTGCAACGCGGCGAAATATCAGAGCGAGTTCATAAAGCTGAAATTCATATACCAGCCAGTGACAGGACAATATATAGGTGGCTCAATGCAGCGGTTGTAAAGTTTGCAGAGGAACGAAGGTTAAATATTTAACAAGCAAAAATGTGTTATACTATATATAGTCGTTAGAGTTATGGGTACACAATATCGAGAGCATTGCAAGTGAGCGGTGCTCTTTTTTGTTTGGAAGTGATGAGATGGGACGTAAGAAGAAAATATCACGCGCTGATATTGATAAGTATCAGCTGGCAGAAGAAAAGCAGCAGATCACGGATATGATCAATCACAAGTGTTATCACTGTTCGTGGGCGCGGCGGGTTGACAGACTGCATGTGAGCTGCTTCTGGCGGCGGTGTGAGACGGCGGCGGGTATAAATACAAAACCAAATACACCAGTGCCAGTGAGGTCGGACTATGCCAAGTAAATCACTTACATTCTGCAAACACCACGGATGTAATCAACTCACCAATAAAGGCTATTGCGAACAGCATATGCCATTACATGAGCAGCAGAAAGCCGAAGCAAATAAACGATACGAGAAATCAAGAGGAAGCGCAGCAAGCCAAGGATATGATTACGCATGGTCAAAGTATTCAAAAGCGTTTCTTCGCAAGCCAGAGAACCAGATATGTAAACTGCATTTGCCTGGATGCACAATAATCGCGCGTTGCGTCGATCACATTAAGCCTCCAAGAAATAAGCACGATCCATTATTTAAAGACCCAAAGAACCATCAAGCCGCATGCATTCATTGCAATAGCGTAAAAGGCCATAAGGAAATGGTCGGCACATACGACGTGATAAATGAGTTGGATGAAAACGACTTATGAAATACATAGCATACGGATGCCTTGTGGGGGAGGGGGATGCAAATCTCCATAACTTAGCGCTTCAAGAACGGGCGAGAAGTCATCTGTACAAAAAACTCCCACATCAGATTTTCCCCACTTCAACATGAAAGGAGATGCTGACTAATATGCCGACACCGCCAAAACCGTCAAATGTCTTGAGTATGGAAGGTAAGTCACACAGAACAAAAGACGAGCTAAAACAACGCCAAGAAGCTGAAGCGGCGCTCCTTACGGGCAAAAAAATGGAGATGTGGCCGGGGCTTGACAAAGTCGCGAAGGATGAGTTTCAACGGGTGGCCTCGTTGCTGGCAACTATCGAGAAAGACGACGCCCTCTATGAAGCGGTTGTAAACCGCTACGCACAGATAAAATCAGAATGCAAGAAGTTTGAAATGGCAATAAAAAAAAGCCGTGCCGTTTTGAGAGAAGCCGACAAGAAATACAAGGATGGTGAAATTGACTATTTGACATACATCGCAGTGCAAGACAAAATGAGCACGAATATAAATTCGGCAGACCGACAGATACAAGCCAAAAGAAAGATGCTGCTAGACATTGAAAAAGAGAATGTTATGACTATAGCTGCCGCGCTTAGATCAATACCCAAGACACCGAAGAAAGAGCCCGCTAAAAATCCGATGGAAAAGGCCGGTTTTAATCTGTGACAGTTTTTGAAGAGATAACCCAATACTCGCAGGACGTTGTAAGCGGTAAAGTAATCGCTTGCAAAAAGCATAAATGGGCTTGCATGAGGTTCTTGGCGGATTTAAAGCGCGTTGGAAATAGTGATTTTCCGTATATATTCTCCGAAGAAAAAGCATCGCGGTTTTTAACGTGGATGGGATTTTTTAAGCACACAAAAGGGCCGCTGGCAGGTGAGTTCAAAAATCCCGAACCGATAGAAAAGTTCATCTTTGGAAATATATTTGGATGGGTTCATAACAGTACGGGATACAGGCGATTCCGTAAGGCATATTGGCAGGTTGGGCGAAAAAATGCCAAGTCCCAAGACATGGCTATCACCGGGCTTTATGGACTGTGTGCAGATGATGAATCATACGCCGAAATATACGTAGCCGCGACAAAGAAAGAGCAGACGCGGTATGTATGGGGCGAAGCTGACATAATCGCTAAAGCCTGTGAGTGGCTAAAAGATAAAATACGGACAAAATTCTATGAGCCAATAATGAGTAAAGCGATCATGCACGAAAAAAGCGGATCGTTTTTTTCTCGTATGTCGAAAGATGATCAGAAGAACGGCGACGGCGCGAATCCTCATTACGGATTATTAGATGAATACCACTTGCACCAAACGACTGAGTATTATGACGTTTTGACGTCGGGCATGAAGACGCGTAAGCAGCCGCTATTGTTTATCATCACAACGGCCGGCCGCGAACTCAACAACCCGTGCTATCGAGAGGAATACAAATACGTCACAGATATTCTTGACCCGGATTGCGAAACCGAGAATGATAGATATTTCGCCATGGTCAACGAGCTTGATACCGATGATGAAGGAAACCTGACAGACGATATCAAGGATGAAACATGCTGGCCAAAGGCAAACCCAATTGTGTGTTTAACTCAAGAGGGAATTGACGCGATCCGCGATGAAGTCAAAGTAGCGCAGGACAAGCCTGAAAAGATGGTTGATGTTCTCACAAAAACATTCGACGTATGGGTAAACAAAGGCGCATCGGCCTATCTGAATTATAAAAAATGGCGGGCATGCGGCATAAGCAAGTCGAGGCTAATGCCAGTTGATTTATCAATATTTGAGTGTTACATCGGCGTTGACTTGACATCAAAGATTGATATAGCGTCGGTTGCATTTGTATTTGATGTCCCTGACGGTTACGAAATACCGCTGGCAGATGGATCTGTTTTTTTAATGCCGCGTGGCTCTGCGATTATCAAAAGTCACTCATTCATGCCGCAAGAGACGTTTGACATGCGGCTAAAAATGCGCCGGTTGCCGTTTGATTTGTGGCGCGATCAAGGTCACTTAACAGTCACACCGGGCGAGGTGCTTGATGATAGATTTGTTGCTCAGTACATCGAAGACGAAATAGTAAGAAATAAATACAATGCCAAGATGTGCGGCTATGACATGTACAATGCCACACAGTTTGCAAACATTATGCAAGACAATTACAACAAAACGATGGTAATTGTCAGGCAGGGCATACCGACACTGCACGAGCCAACAAAGGAAATGCGGGAGTATGCATACGGCGGAAAACTTCTGCATGACAATAATCCGCTGCTGAACATGGCGGCTAAGAACGCAGTCACCCGGAGCGATCCAAATAAAAACATTATGCTTGATAAGCAAAGGTCATTTGAAAACATTGACCCGATGGCCGCAGCGGTGAACGGTTTTCTTTTCATAGTGAAAAAACCGGCTCCAACAAAAAGCGTTTACGAAGAACGCGGGATAAGGATGGTTTAAATGAAGGTATTCAAAAAATTCTACGAGGACATATTTATTGTCATTGGCGTTGCATTCATCGCGCTTGCAACGTTTATGATCAATCCTATTGCCGGATTCTATGTGCTCGGAGTATCGTTCTTGGGCGCTGGATGTTGGTTTGCGAAACACCCGATAGGTTAAGCTTATGTTTTTTAGAGATTCAATAAAGAATATAAACTCCGGGGCACTTCCGGCGCTCAGCGATGAGGGTGCTTGGATTGCGTATTTACAGGGGCGCGGATATACGACAATTAACACGACAACTGCGGTCAAGGTTGCGGCAGTTTTCCGTTGCGTCGACCTTGTTGCAAAGACTATGGCCAGCTTGCCACTAAGCCTTTATAAGCGCACAGCAAACGGACGCGAAAAAGCAGAGGAACATCCAATATTCAAACTGCTACATTCTCTGCCGAACCCGACAACAACGGCATATGATTTCTGGCATATGTATGTGTGCAATCTTATGCTGACACGGGGCGCATACGCAAAGATCGTCAGAGACAGGAACGGCTTTATACGGCAGTTTTGGAACATACCTACGGCGAACGTGCATAAGTACTTTAACACCATAAACGGCGAACGATATATTGTTGTTGATTTTGGGACCGGAAAAACGCAAACGCTCAGAGAAGGCGAATTCATGTATACGCCGGGACTCAGGATTAACAGCGACATAGACCCGGAAAACCCTCTTCACATTGCAGCTGATGTCTTAGGGCTTACAATCTGCTTAAATGCGTTTGCTAAAGATTTCTTTGAAAACGGCACAAACCTCGGCGGGTTCCTTGAGTATCCGGGCGGCATCGAGGACAAAGCATATGACAGATTTAAAGAGTCGTGGAACGAAACATATGCGGGCGTAAAGAATCATCATAAGGTTGCCTTTCTTGAAGATGGATTCAAATTTAACCAGCTTACAAAAAACCTTGATGAATCACAGGCACTTGAAAGCCGAAAATTTGCAGTGATTGAAGCTTGCCGCGTATTTGGCGTTCCTCCG